GGGGGGGGTTCTGGGAGATCAACACTTTTTGGGGATGGTTGAGTGTGGGGAATAGTATGCGTAGGATCCCCTGCCCTCTCGCTCGCATCGTTGGGGGGTGGGGGCGCGGTGGGGTCTGCGCTCTCTGAAATTTCCGCAAGCAGAGACGCGCCTCCCGAGCGTTTGGGTTTGGCCTCAACATCGATCACTTGTTTGATGCGCTCCAGCAACTGCGCTTTGATGTCTCCGCTTTTTTGGTGGATGACTGTTGTCTCTTTGCGCTCCATGAAGGCGCCCACGTCGTAAAGTTTACCGATTAACTCAAGGGCCTTCATGCGCTGAGCGGGTGGAAAGTCTTCGTCGATGGAATGCTTGACTAGCTGATGGATTAGAAGGGCCTTCAATTCTCTGGGGGTTCGCTGTTTCTCCGCCTCAATAGCCAACTTGTACGCGTTCACCTCTTGGAGTATGCGTGGATCACTGGCGAGCTTGTAGGGATCACTGGCGAGCGTGTAATCGCTCTTGGCATTGTAGACCTCTCTGTACGCTTGTCTCTTGCTTACCGCTCCCTCTGCCAGTTTTCTCGCGTATTCTCTCTGCTTATGTGTGAGCGGTTGTTTTGTCCCCAGTAATTGCTCGATAGGTGTCTTGTCTAGCGTTTCCCTTATTTGGGCTTTCGAGAGTCTAGGCGGGCTTTTTCTTTTAGCGGGCTTTTCTGTATCAAGTGACATCATGCGTCCTCATAATGGTAACGTTTCCATGAGTATAAACGTATAAACCACACCCTTGCAACTGCACACCCTCTAAAACACCCTCAAAATCATAAAGTACCCCTTATAAATCAATAACTTACATGCGTTGGCACGAATCTTGACTGCTTATATAGTATAGGGGTAAGAAATTTGCACCTATATTCAATCAACTACTGGAGCACACTACATGAGCAATTTTGACATCTACATCAAATCAGCACACCGCATGGCGGATGGCGGAAGTTTTGCATCTTGCATCTCTGAGGCCTTCTTTTATGCTGATTCTAAGAACGTTCAAAGACTGGTTGAGGCCTTCCCCGAATTATTCGACCGATTCATGACCCAAGATGAGCGCGACGAATTGAGAGCATTGAAGGCCATTGAGCAAGCTAATCGACTTTTGAAATTATTGGAGGTTTAAGCCATGACTGAACAACAAGCCTACCAAAACATTGACGAACTTACGCGTCAACTGCACGCGCTCGAATTGAATCCCGCCTCATATGTTGGCGGAATCAAAGCCTACATGAGCGGATCGATCTTGACATATACGTTACGCGCTGAGGCCAAAATCAAGGCCATCAAGGACAAGATAGCGCACGTTGAGCAATTCATTGAGGAGGTTTAACGAGCATGACTGATGAGGCTTGATTAGCCGAAACCCGCGCGAGCGGGTCTCATGCAACTACTGGAGAAAATAAATGAAAGATTATTTGATGATCGACTGCACACCAACCGAGGAACAATGCGCCCAAGTAGGCGAGCAAGATTACCGCTCAAAAGCGAGGGCAGAAGCAAAACGGATGCTAGCCCAAATTGACAAGCATTATCCATTACCCGAGAGCGCAACGATGGGATATACAACCATCGCAACTGAGCACCATGATTTTGGCGCTTACTTTCAAATCAAAATTGTGTTTGATGATGAATGCGAGTTAAGCACCAATTGGGCTTACTCCATTGAAGGCGATGATTTGGGCGCTTTACGCTACTGGGACGATGAAATTGAATCCACCTACACCAAGGCCAAAACACCTAGAGATCTTGTCCAACGCTTTGCGAATGTTTAACTTACTGGAGATTTAAACCATGAAAAACCATCTAAACCTCGATATTGCAATCCATAACGCGAAATTTGGGGGCGGTGTATCCGCTCTCACTGAAAAACAAAAGGCCGACATTTTCCGATTTGTTGGGAAGGGTTGCCGATCCAATACAAAGGAAAAACTCTCAAGGCGGTTAGATTTGCCCTTGTCACTTTGGAACTCTTACGGCATTTATCACCGCGTCAACTTGGACGATGAGGGCGCGAATTATGTATGCGGTCAATCATGGCCTGATGAAATGCGAACGCTCAGAGACTGCATTTTAGGCAAAGCGTAACTGATGAGAGGTGATGCCTCGAAACCCGCCCCGCGCGGGTCTTACGCAACTTACTGGAGTAAACAATGCAATATTTTGAAAAGATACACGAAACCGAAAAAAGCGGGTTTTCTATTGTGGTATCCGTCGCGCCTGAAGACCTACACCCGCGCGACATGTTCGACGATTCAATTGACAACATCGCGGACATTTGCGACCGAATCGACCGAGGCTTGCTTCATTGGTTTATCGTGCGCGTTGAGGCCTACAAAGCGGGGGTTTTACTGGGCGCGGATTACTTGGGCGGTAATTTATACGATAACGCGCGCCAGTTTATAACCGAATCAGGCGGGTATTTTGACGATATGGTGCATGAGGCCATCAATCAGGCGCGCACAAAACTTGAACAATTGAGGGCCGAATAATGCAACACACCGAAAACGACTACATACAAGCGGGCTATAAATTCGAGCGCGGATTTTGGTCATTGGCGCGCTTTGAGCGCATGCTAGAGCGGGAGGCGCCCGCCTTCCGTTCTATTGCTATTACTTTATTCAACCGCGGAAGACTGGAGGCGCGCTCATGAAATACTTAATTTTCAACATCAAAGGCCAATTTTTAGCCGAATTCGAGACCTATTGGAAAGCCCAAGAGGAGGCCATGCAGTACATAGCGCGCTCTGGTTACTTCGCCTATGTCAAACCCTCGGACACGCTCGACAAGGCCGAGGAAGGCAGTTATGGCGAATATTTGGACGCATTGGAGGCTTAATCATGGATTTTCTTGAATACTGCAAGAGCTTTTATTCACTTAAAAAGGGCATTTATCCGATCGCAACCGACCGCGAAATCGAGCAGGCGATTAAATTGAGAATGAAGGACAAAACCCTACCATTCGAGGGCGATAGCGTCGACCGCGAGCGGGTGCGCGAGATTATCGAACAAGCACAACTGATGAGGGGTTGATCCCCGAAACGCGCGCGAGCGCGTCTTGTGCAACTACATAGCAAGAGGCTAAAAAATGGAACTATTACCACTAGATCAAGCGTTTTATAACTGCTACACGATGAATATTGCAGAATGTCCCAATGAGTACGTTTTGCAGTTTATCAACATGAGCAACCAAGACGATGCCGACTGGGAGCAATTCCCAATGGAATACTTTTCCAATCTCAAAGATACTCAAATTGCTTTTTTAATGGGTGTTCAATATGGAAGGGCGAACAAATGAAAACACTATCAACTGACCAACTACAACACATCGCGGGCTTGCTCGCGAAGGCTTACAGGCATGAAATCGTAAAAGAAGGAGACTGGTGGTACGGCATCGACGATTACGATTTCAACATTCACGACTTTGGGCGCGAGGGCTCAGGCCACTTCAGCATCAACGTATACGAACACAACGGCCTTGGGATGGATAAATACAACCATTGGATTGACTTACAACCCATTTATTTAGGAAATTGAACATGTTAACGACACAAGAAATTGAAAAAGCGGGCTACACAGTATTGCCAAAAGGCGGTTGGATTCGCCTTGACCCAACGATTATCCCGCACGACTGGAACGATATTTGTTCCGACTTTGGCGCTGATCCTGATTGCAAAGAATTGGTGCTTTGCGTTTGTGGAGTAAAAGAAATCAATGAAGGAGATGAAGAATGAAATACTACATTCAAGAAACTATAACGCGCGAGTATTTGATTCATGCCGACTCGATGCAAGATGCTATCGCACAGGCGCATGAAATAGATGACACATGGGACTATGATGAAACTGGACACGGATTCACATACATCATTGAAGATGAAACAGGGAAGGATATGGTGCTATGAATTACGATCAATGGGTAGAAAAATACAAGCCAATCAAAAATTACTTTGATTCAACAAATGATATATTTTTTGAGACTTTTGGCGAAGAACTTGATTTTGTAAAAAGCGCCGACCCAAAACACGTTTGGACGCTAGTTGATGGCGATGAAGGAACTTGGATTGTCAGCGAGTTTCATGTAGTCAATCGAATCGCATACGCGGTTACTGAAATGCCTCACAATGGCGATCAAATCGAGGTGCTGGATATGCTTTATGGAGATATAAATGAATGAATTCGATGAGGCTTTTATCCACTCTTACACGAACAACGTGGGCAACTGCCCGCGTAACGTCATAGAATGCTTTTTAACCGATCCTGATGGCGATTTTCACCATGTATACAAAGATCATTACTCGAGGCTTTCCGATGCTTACAATATTTGGAGAGACGCGATTTATTTTGGGAGGTCAGTAGAATGAGAGTAAGAATGAGAGACGATCTCGCCCTCAGAGGCGATCTTGTACCCGCTTATGAGGGGGTTATCTATCCCGATGAAGGGGTGGAGGTTCAATACTTAACCGCGTGCGACTTGGATGGCGCAATATGCTTACCCGATGAGAATGAGGACGAATACAACTTCAATCGAATCAAGCTCAAGACTGGTAACGTGTTATACATGAGAGGCATTGACTTAGATTGGAATTAACACGATGCGAACAACTGGGGGTTTGCCAGTCCATCAACTGTGCAAACTGCCCACGCAAATTGGTAATATTACCACTTACACGAAACTTACAGAAGTGGCGCGAGGCTCTTTCCCGCCTGATACGTCCCAACCCTTAACTCGTAATCATTGAAGTCCAATCCCGCCTCTGATGCTACCCAGTAGCAAGAGGCTATTTTTTTGGCTGTCGCTACACCAACAGGGTCATTGTCCGCCACCACAAACGGATTATCCAAGCACTTCGCGATCTCGAGCATATTACTGGCTGAGAAACAGATGTGGATTTTGTACCGCACCTTCATTTCTTTCAAAGCCCTGCGCACTGATAGCCCAGTCGCATACCCTTCAACCAATATATCTCGGCCTTTATTGTCGATCACGAGGCTTGCGCCCTTTGTGATCTGCCCCGATAGAAACTTCTTTTGCCCCTCTGCGTCGATCATTTGGAGGCCAACGAGCGCTTTACCCACCCGCATTGGAACTATTAACAGGCCTTTCCACACATAACCCTTATCGAGAAACCCTTTGCGGTCGAGATATGGATGCCGATCAGGGATGGCTTGCTTGAGGATATAAGAGGCTTTCTTTTTGGCCTCTTCCTGACGCTTGATCCGCTCCTCATCGAGCCGTTTGATCTTTGCAAAGTCGATCACTTGAGGCTTGGCTGACTTGTATATCGCGTGTTTATCCATCGTTGCAAAGTTAATAACCGCGCCTCCATGCCCATCAAAAACGTATGCGCCATTCTTTTTGGTGGGCTTATCAATGGTAGAAACGCGTGTCCATCTGTCCATTGTGAGGCTATCAATGATTAGCCCATGCTCGTAAGCAAAGTCTTCGAACCTCATACTCGTTGCATTTTCGCCCATGCTATTTGCCTCGATCTAATCCAGTTAACAGTTTTTTGTGTTGTCATGGCGGGCTCGTTCCTCAAACCACGCGGAAAAGCGCCAAACTTTTCTTTGTATTTGTGTGCTGCCCAACCCTCTTTGTATCCTCTAACCCGCGCATAATGCAGTAATTCAGAGTAAAACGCCTGATTAACGGCGGTCATGTCCTTGGCTCCAGTCAATTCCTGGAGCTCACCAGGTACGCTCGACACGCCTCTAATCGGTTTCTCGTGCCCGCAAACCACGCAAGTTGACGATCCAGCAACCCAAAGCGCGAAACATTTGGGGCACTTTGAGTCTTTCTTTTCTTTCTCAGTCGGCTCTTTCTTTGCCTTCTCTGCCGATCCCTCCTCCAGCTCCGTCACGCCTTCAGTGAACAGCTTGTCCCAATCCGACCTGAACCGCAGATAATTACCAGAGTGATCCAGCCAAACGCCGTACTCTTTGCCCTTAAACGGACGCATAACACGCCCCATCTGCTGAACGTGAGAGCTGAACGACTTTGAGAACGGCCTTGCAGACACGCCTATCATGACATCAGGGACGTCGAATCCTCTTGTCAATATGTCGGTGGCTATGAGGCCATGAATCGCGGTATCAGGGCGCGCAAAGTCTTCGATCACTTCTCTTTTGTAATCGTCATCCTCGAGGTAAGAAATGGATTTAAAGTTATATCCTTGAGCCTCAAACTGCTTTTCAAGGTCTCTGCCATGCGCTACACCTGAGCAGAACACAACTGTCTTACGCGGACCGCCAAAGATCTCGTGCGTCTTCTTGATCCATTCCGTGACAATATCCCCTGTGATCTTCATGCCCCGCTCGGATACTTCATCAGCCGACCATTCGCCCGCGACTTTCTTTGCGCCTGTCATGTCGATCTCTTTTGCGATGAATATCTTGAGCTGGGTGAGCCATCCTTTGTTGATAAGCTCACCTGTTGAGCTTGCCCCCACAACGTGCGTATAGACGTCTCCAAGCCCCGCCGTGAATGGGGTGGCGGTAAGGCCTACAACTCTCAGGTTTGGATTGTCTTGAATGAATTTAACCACGCTCCTGCGCTGAACGTGACACTCATCAATGATGATGTAATCCAAGTTGGGAAACTCGGCGCGTTTCTCGAGAGTTTGCGCAGAGCAAACTTGAATGCGCTCGTAAGGGCGGTAGCGCCAGTGGTCGGACTGCATGACGCCGTGTTGTATCTGGTAGCGGGCTAGGCGCGTACTGGTCTGGTTGACTAGCACGATCCTATCCATCACCATCGCAACGCGTTTGCCACTCTTTGCAATCTCTTGCATAAAGTGGATGGCCACTTCAGTTTTACCAAATCCTGTTGGAGCATAGAGCAGTTGCGCTCTGTGTCCATCAAGAAAGCCTTCGTTGATTTTTTGAACCACCTCAACTTGGTGGGGTCTCAATGACAGTTCCATGTTTCTCCTAGTGGGATACCGCCCACCTTCGGGTTAGTTGCTTTTTAGTTTCTTTTCTGTCTTCTCTGCTCTGCGTTTCCAGTATTGCACTTGGTTGATCGCATCCGAGGCTTTTTGTTGGTAATCGTTACGGCTGATTGTCATTGCATCAAGCTCAGCTTGTAAGCGTTCGACTTCTGCGCGCAAGGATTCTATTGTTTCCTCGACCGATATTTTATCTTCTTCACTTACATCAAGCTGACCAACTGCGATTTTGTCGCGCAATTGTAGATTTTCTTTTTGTAAAGCCTTGTTCTCTACTGCAAGCTCATGCAATTTATCGTCAACGTATTCAACAAACTCTTCGACATCAGCCTCTGGTACTTTTACCAATTTGGGTTTGTCTTTGATTCCTTTCTTGAGATCAAGCTCTTTCTTGATTCGACCAACAAGGACGTGAGAGACGTTGCAAATGCGCGCTATCTCTCTGTCTTTGAGATCGCACATCTCGATGTCTTCTAGGCAGGTCATAACGCTCTTGCGCTTGTCTTCGTTGGTGCGAGGCAGCCCATGGTCGTGATTGGCTCCGAGCGAGTAAATCTTGGCGTCCCGCTTTGTGCCTTTTGTGATGTCGCAATCAATCTCATTGATCTTGGCACGCTTGTGAGCAAAGTACCTGTGAAAGCCGTCAGCCAACCACCAGTCTACGCCATCGTAAAAGAGCTTGATCGCGGGCATCTTAACGCCATCAAGCAAGACCTCCGTGTAATCCTGTACTGTCTTCTCGTGTATTGCTGTGCGCGATTGTGTATCGCCGTCTATCCTGATTTTTTCTATGTTGATTTTCATAATTCTTCTTTCCAATTTGGATTACTATAAACTAAAACCGGTGTGTCTATTCCTATGTAAGCCCCCTCGATGTTGTACAAAAAATATTCCATTGCTTCATCTTGTTCCATGTTGTCTCGCATGTGGAGGATTTCCAACATGGCGTCAACGCTATAAACCAAAACTTCAACAGTTGTTTGGTCTCGCCAGATGTTGGCGGTCCCGATAACGCATTCATCAAACCCGTCCCATTGTTTCATCGCTTCATGTTCCTTATGTACACCGTGAATGATGCAATGGTGTCTTCCCCAAATCCCTTGAACTTCTCGATTTCTTGGGCTACCTCTTCTAGTACTTCGTTGCGCTTGTAGTTTTCATATGCAACATCAAAGGCTTTGCTGGCCAGCTTCAGTTCATCCCGCAATGCCTGTTGTGTTTCTATGATTCTCTTTTGCTCAAGCTCAATGCGCTCAAACTCTTCGTCTTCAGGTGTTTTCATTGGTTACCCTCCGTTCTAATGTCTTCTGTTTTGTGGCGTATGCAGGCTTTACCGCAATTCTCATCCCAGTTCTTTTGTGTTGTTACCTTCTCACCGCACCGAGTCACATAGTGGTAATCACCATCGTAAAACCTGTAGACCTTGCACCCATCCACTTCTTGAATGACTTGCATGGCGTGGTCTCTTTCACGCTCATCTTTACTTGGGCCAAAACCTAACCACAATCCATATGCCATAGCCCATGCTAAAAAGCACATGACAACGACAACAAGTATTGAGTAAATTATTTCTGCGAATGTTAGTCTCATGTATTGCGCTCCTTTAACTTGGCTTCTACCAATAACAAATCGTCATAAGGACTTTTGGTGCTTCCATGAATTTCTTGTCTTTCCTCATCCGTCAGTCCTTTCCATTTTGGTGCTTGATATACTAGGTATCCAACGGGCTTATGCGCCATTTCAAATGTGCCTTTTCTAATAACCAAAGCATGAACTTCTGCGTCACCACCTATGTCATTGGCAAGCGTGATTGCTTGCTCTCTAGTTTGTTCAATCCAAACAACTGATTCTTTAATCATGTGTTCTTCTCCTTCAGCTTGGCTTCAATTGCCCTACCCACATCAAAAATGTTTACACTTCCTCTAACACCGCCTTTCGGGTCAACAACTTTAAGATTGCAGCATTCCTCAAAACACTCATGAATCTCATCTTCAGTCAGTCCTACCCATTCACGCTTGCCTATTGCGTTGACTGCCTTGTCTACACTTGATTGCATTTGCTTTTGCATTCCGTCAATAAAGCCTTGCTCATATGCACTAGCGTGTTGACGCCATTCAATAGGTTCAAAGTCATACTTGCGAGATTCATAAACCATCTTGTCTGGATCTGTTGGATGTGGTTTAAACGGCATTGTTTTTCTCCTTCAAAATTTCTTCTGCCCATGCAACACCATCTCGCCACGCTCTAGCTTTCTCCAAAACATAAAAAGATCGCAGTAAACCTTGATTTATTTCCTCTTTAGTCAGCCCTACCCATGTGCGTTGTGGTGTACCAATCCCAACATAACCTGTTACTGGGTCTATGGTTAATCTTTTGTCTAGTTCACCTTTTTCGTTATATTTTGGTAATGGATTCATGTGTTCTTCTCCTTTAGTTCGGCTTCTATGGCTCGGTAAATATCTTTAATTTGAAAAGTTCCCATAAGCCGAATTTTTAACACTCTATGCAAATCATCAAGTTCTTTGTCCGTCAGACCTATCCATTCACGCTCAGGATTTT